CTGCTGTACCCAATAAGAGTAAAGATTAGGCAAATTCTGATTAGAATTAACCGCGGAAATCTGTCCCAAAACCTCATCATAAGAAGACCTAAATTCATTAAAACAAGGCTCCTGCGCAAACGATAAATTAGCCTCAACGGTCGGAAGTTTACTAAAGCGCCAATTCGGAACACGCTGATAACCGATATCATTATAAATAGGATTGAAATAATCAGGTCCTTCGTAATTTAAATAATCCGGCCGAACACCACTCCAATAGTAAACAGGTCGAACGCTCAACATATCAATCATATAGCCGGGCTCTCGGAAGTAATAAGATTGACGACGACCCAAGCGATCATTAAAGGCAATTGCACCACCCTGCTGGCCAAGGGGCTGGTTGTTGCCAAAATTATTATCACCGGCTTGATTCATAACAATTTGAACATTGACTGTCTGTGAAGCAGAAAACAAAAGTTTAGGTCGGTCAACATGCTCGATTTTGGAGGCAAAGAAGGTCTCCAGCCAATCGCTGTAACGACTACCACCAGCACCCAAAAGATCCTTATACTCTTGAAGACGAGAAGCAATAGCCAACTGCGGAATTGTATCAACGCCAGACATAGATACGGCCGATCCAGAACCAATAGGAAGAAGACGACTAAAACGATCGGGATTCGCCGGAATAACCGCAATAGGGTGAGCGATATTAAAAACAATCGAATTTTGCAAACCCTTGGAATCATCGCGACCAGAAAACTGATCAGTCGGAGCGATGGAGCCCATCAAAGAATAAGCACTCGAAACAGCAACAACGGGGTAACCGTCACCATTCGCGCCGGCAGCAGAACCAGTAGATTCGATATCCGAACGGATGATTTGATCAAAAAGATTGCGACGGTTGTAGGTATTATTCGAAGAAGGTACAGCAGAAGGATAGAACTGACTCTCAAAATAAGCATCGAGGTGCTCCAAATTACCATAACGCTGAACAAAGAACGAGTCATTTCCCGGATCGTTAAATTCGTAAGTAATGGAACTTCCGGAAGTTGCGGCGGACGTGTAATACCAGGAGGCGGGCCAAGCGAAAGAATAAAGTCCCCACTGGGAATAACCGTAATAATTTCGAACGATGTCCCAGTAAGCTAAATAAGTATCAGCGTTAGCCCACTGAATAGGGGAAGTACCAGCAGGAAGCGAACCGCCGGGAGAAGCGGTAGCGTTGGTAAAATTAATAGAACGATTGGACACCCGAAGCCAATAAAGAAGCGAGTTTGTAAAAGGAGCGGAAACAGAAGGTTTAGCGCCGGCACCGGCAGAACCAGGCAGAGCAGGAATCCAATTCAAGCTCAAATCGTTCATGTCGAACTTACTGCTATTTGTCCGCAGCTCAGGATGATACAGCTGAAGAGGCACCCAGAAACGATGCAAACGAATAGTGTAGGGGTTGAATGTTGGGACAGCGAGGGGGTTGCTACGAACGTCAATGCCTTGCTCGATAGACACACGATCCCGGGCATTAATAAAATCGATCCGCACCGGATATAAAATACCCGGTGTGCACGTAAAGGCCTTGCTCTCAGGGACATCGTATCGAGAGTAGCCATTTACAGCGTGTGAAATAAAAGGTTGTTTTCCCATAAATTAAATGTTTAGTTGGAGTTTATAGTGGTCTCTCCAAAATTGGAGAATATCCAAATCTAGCCACGTCGGGGGGTCAAAGTCAGGCATCCTACGAGAGGAGGCAGAGAATCGCATTATTTGCTTCTGTTCCCACATATACGACGCTCTACGGGATACGGAGGAATTGAGGTTGAACCGATCAATACACAGAGACACGATACGCTTAACCAGAGGAGACTTGCTGAAACGTGAATAAGAATCAGCAGAGGTAATCGAGCGAACAACGTCGTCTTCCGGTTCAAGGTATCTAAGATAATACCGAGGAATCGAGTAGTTATAATTGATACGCTTCTCAAAATCAAAATAAGACCACGACGAAGTACGGGAAGAAGGGCGAGGCATATGGCCAAGAAAATCACCAACGCCAGCAGATACGAATTTTCGCGTATAACGGCGATGTTGGAGGAGGCAAGATAAAGGTGTAGACTTTCCATCTAAAACGATATTTTGATCGGATATTTCTGCAGGGTTAAATTGAATTTGCTTAGTAACGTATTTGACGACGTATCGCGCACGCTTATGCGTGCCTTTCGCAAGCCAAACAAAACCAAGGTCACGGACAGCCGATCGAATATCATTGTATAAACAATCGGTGCCAAAGAGAAAACCGTGGAAGTGAAGACGTGGCGCCGATCCTGTTTCTGGATGGGTGCCAAACTCCTGGAAAAACGCATGTTTAAAGGAGTGGCCGATCTTATGACGGATTCGCTCATTCCATCGTCGGATAAACTTAGAAGGATCTCGCAATGCTTCATCGTAGTACTTCGGTGATATAGTTATTGTAATAAAAATAGCCTGCCGAGACTCGGCTTTACAGCGAGCAAGCTCGCGCTCTAAGCGAACGAACCAATCATTGCGTTGACGACGCAGGCAGTCTTCGCATTTTCCGCAGGGTACCATAAGCCACTGACGGGCGATATCCCAGGGGCGGAGGGCCAATGCGGATTTAGCGACATCGGAGCCATTACGACAGGGGTTCTTCTTGTCAAAATAACGACGATTGCGTATCCATATAGGCGACGAGCAGGGCATTACATCAGACTTTGAAGACAGTCAAATTTAACCCGAGGATGATCACGACGACAGCGGGCAAGATAGTCTTTCGCGGAGACGTGGTCGGGAAACCAGGCGATAACGACACGCCTTCTACCGCGGTATGCGCCAATGGAAAAACGGAAGGACGAACTACCAACAATAGGTGAAAACTTGGGTCTAAAATCGAAATAATCCATGATTAAAAAGATTAATATACGCTTCGAAAGACGGTACTTTCGAGCGCGAAAACTGTTGCGTTACGCCGCTCGACGGCCTAACGGCCGGGACGCTTCGCGTCTTCGAGCTCCATGGCTCCACTCCACAAACTATATACCGAATAAATTCGGTGAGTTTGAGAACAAAAACTCCCAGGGGAGAGAAGGCTCCCCTGGGGGCCTCATAGTTAAAGAACTCTTCCACCAAGCGGGCGGGTAACAACCTTAGTTCCCTTTCCCTTCTTCTTCCGTCGCGCCTTCATCGTAGTTAAGATCAAAATCAAACATGAGAACCATTGTATTATCAAAGAATTCGATGGCGAAACCAGGAAAATCTCCACAGGCGGCAATAAGATCGACTACTTTCGGGTGGTAAACGTAGAGTGAATCGCTAATATCCGATTTCTCGAAGAAACGCGCAATAGGAGTGTTCGCGACGGCGCCGAGGGGCAGCGGATCAAACTGACCATCCTTAAAACGACCTATCTGAGCAAGGTCAACCTTGAGGGCCGGATTAACTCGCCGAATAACAACATGAATCTGTGTCATAATAATGTGATTTAAAATTTTACTTGAAGTTCATCGCAAAAACGCTCCCAAGCAGCATTCTGCTTACCCCAAAATTCAACACCTTCGGGTGTCGAAACAAATGGAAACGAAGAGGTAATAAGACTGCTCGGGCCAAAGCTGAAATCGTAAAGAGAGTGTCGAATCTGGGAACGCAAGCGTTCACGGAAACTCCTATAAGGCATAAAACTACGTTCGTAGTTCGCCTTAAAAGCTGCAAATATTCCTCGATCAACAAGCCACGCGATGAATGCGTACTCTACAACGTCAATCAACAGCTTTTTGTTTTTAATGCTTTTGCTAGACTTTTTCATGGTAGTATGGTTATTGGTTTACAGTACAAATATACAGCAAAAAGGACAAGCAACAAAGTTCAAAAGGTTGGAGAAATTGTTCATTATTTCCCAGAATAACTACGACGGGTGTAGATACTGCCGTTCTTATCGCCGTAGGGGCTGTAAATCTCCTTCACCTCTTCATAGCCTTCCGGGCCGGTAGGACCAGCAGCCTTACGACTAGCGTAGGCAGCACCGGCAACACCTGCAGCAGCAGCAAAGGAGCGAATAATGTCATGACCAAGACGAAGCCTAGAATTGCGCAAATCCCAACGAGTATTACCGACTTCAAGTTGAGCGGCTTCAGCAGCAGCAGACTTCAGAATAGACGTAGTCTCAGCAACTTTCATCATCTTAGTCTCGACGACTTCACCTTTATCATTGCGAATCTGGACAGGCACTTCTTTCTCCCAGTTAAGCTCGAACCATTTCTGCATATCCTTGAGTTCTTGGTAGTTAAGCTTCATCCGAGACTCGGACTCGGCGGCAGCGGACATGTTAGCAATAGCCGAAGACCAAGCGACAGCAAGCGCAGCACCGGCTTCGGGCTCAAACCAATCATTAGTTTTGCGAAGATTCTGGTACTTTTCCTCCAAAATGCCGGCCATAGCCATGATAGAAGACATCTTGTAACCTTGAGTAATATTGGATAAATAGGCGTCAATTGCAACGATTTGAGCCTGCGCCTCACGAAGGTTGGCGAGCTCACGAGCATCCTTAACCTGATGTTCGGCAATCTGCAACTCAAATTTATCCATTCGTTCTCGCCACTCTAGCGAATGAGTATTACCTCGAAGATTAGCGGCTTCTGCATCATCTCGGTTGGCGGCAGCGGCATTGCGATCAATCGTGGATTGTGCAACCATGTTTTGAGCGATAGAGGTAGGATCAGCAGGGGCAAAACCACCAGGAGCGATCGGGGAGCCACCCGAAGGACCAGAGGCAGACGGCATGGACGCAGAACCACCTGACATAGTGGCATTTACACCGACGCCAGAAGAGCCTAGGACAGCAGCAGGCGTCACGCCGGCCTTCAGGTAACGATCGAAAACCTTCGAAGGATCATTGTAGGAATTTTCGTAATCAAACTGTCTCTGCCAATTGGCGTAGGAAAGCTCGGACTGTTTTTGCATTTGCTCTAAAGCGTACTTCTGTTGAAGAGCCATTTGTTTTTGCTGAAATCTCCACTGACGGCGAGCGTTCATACCTCCAAAAAGCTGACCGAGGGCGCCGGTAATTAAACCCGTAGAAGCGGTAGACGCAGCCGACTGGCCAAGAGCCTGGCCAAAAGATGCGGCAGCAGCAGCAGGAATAGGCATACTACAAATGAGTTAAATTATTAGAACGAATGATGTAATCAACGCGAACAGTGTCAATATGAACGCCACTACGTTGCATCCTAGCTTGAGCCGAACAGGAAGAGAGGAAAAAAGCAGCCAATGCAGCAACAATAGATGAAACGAGCGTCCAAAAAGCTTTTGACTTATAGAAGGGTTGCTTAACGTCTGACATGGTATTAAAAATTAAAGAACGATAGAAAAATGCGCGGCCTCTCCTGCAGTCGTTACCAATAACCTCTAGAAATTCACGAACTCTTCCAAGAGGGGTCCGCGCACGTAGCATATATCGTCAAGTAAAGGATATACTATTTTTCTTCAGGATTAGGAGGTGTCGAGGAAGGTTTTGACATATCAAGCTGAGAATCAATAAGTTCCTGACCGACCTCGAGACCGTCAAACTTATCCATACGGGAAAACGAATTAGGGTCGAAATCAATTTCGGGATTGAACCTCTCACCCTTATCGAAGTCCGAGGATGAAACCTCCACATCCGGACGACCGGGAAGAACGTCAACAGAGCCAGAACCGTCGAGAACGGAAAGAATCTGCTGACCGCGAGAAATATATTCAGGAGTATCTTCTAAAAACCAATCAAGTGCCATAAAATCAATATATTAGCGATTAGACAAACGGGTAGCAAAAGTTTTATTCACCAAATTCTTTTTCTGAACCGCATAGGAGAGATTTACAAAAAAATTATCCTCTAAGTTCGAAGAAAAGGGAGAATTTACCTGCGTCATATCAACAAAAAGAGCCGGCGCGTAACTCTCCGAAGAAGGCCAGTTTGAAGACCAATTTAAATAGCGCTGCTGTACCCAATAAGAGTAAAGATTAGGCAAATTCTGATTAGAATTAACCGCGGAAATCTGTCCCAAAACCTCATCATAAGAAGACCTAAATTCATTAAAACAAGGCTCCTGCGCAAAC